CCTCTTCATTACACCCTCCTTTGGTTATGAATAGAATGTAGTGCAAAGGTTGCAAGAAGTCTATGAGAAAATATTATAAAATTTTTTTGCAAAATTTTTAGGGGGGTATATCTGCATGAAATATGGTGGTTGTTTATGGGGAACTTGGCGCAAAGCGTCTGCTTGTCAACATTTTTTTTAGGGGGGTGACATATCCACCCCATGCCCGACACCGAAAAACGCAATAGGCCATAGGGTACCTGCGCGACTATGCCAATAGCGGCGATCTGAGCGTCACTGAACCCGTACAATTGTACTTGTACTACCTACCTACCGGGCAAAAAGAAAGGCCGCGCAGCGGCGGCCTTGTCTCGGATTATGTTTGGCTAGTCTATGACAGACTAGCGCGGCGTTGGTTGAAGTATTCAAACGTCTGATCATCAATGCCAGCCCATATTGACGTAACGCCTATTCTGTTTTCAGGATAAAGCGCAACGCCACCAGCAACCTGCGTTGTGACTTGCTGCAATACCTCATAACCATTCAGATCATGCTCACCATTAGATGACCCATAACGGTGGCCGAATGTTTGTTGCGTATGACAGACAATTGCAGCGTCACCATGTGACCGCCGCATTTCAGATATGCGAGCGCGAATTGTATCAGCAGACCAACCTGTTGCATTCATGATCTGTTGCGTTGTCGCGCCACCATCGCGGCGAATAGTCGCCCACATAACGCCAATGCGTGATCCGTTGCGATATGGCATGTCTGGCGTTTCTACTGTTGTTTCTGCTGGCGACACATAGTCGAGACGTTGGTTATCACTATGTCTAAACATGCCGTCAATCAAAACGCACCATGCGTCAAGCTTAGCAATATCCAATGTTGATTGGTGCTGGCGAAATTCCATAGTCTGGTGGGTTGACCATGTGTTGAGCGATACCGCGCTAAACTTGCCACCAAGAATATTGTTCATGTGAGAAATGCTATCAGCGTTGGCGAATTCACTGGCATGTGTACCGCCAAAAGCAACGCGGCGAATGCAACGACAAAAACGTGAAACGTCAGATCTATCCCCAGCGCGGCGAGATGGTGCCAAAATGCCGTCAATATCTGAATGGTGCATTGCATAGCGTTGGATAACATCACGCGCTAGTGCAATTGGCATAATGTCATGACATTGGTTATCGGATGGCATAAAATAGGCGTTGCGGTCACGCATTAACTGTTTTGACTGCAACCAAAAATCAAGCGGCGAAATATCTTTAACAGCGCGGTTACCTACATGTACATGTAAACCGCAACCACGTTTTGATACCTTACCCCCATTGCTTTCGACAAATTGCAAAACCGCTGCGATATCATCTTTCGCGCCGCCAGCCATATGTAATGGCATTGGTGGGAATACCAATTCAAAATCAACATTCGGCGAGGCATCTGATTTGACCTGTACAAAATCAAAACCTGCGTTGTTCAATTCCTGTTGCCATCTGTCAATTGAGCGGTAATTACCTATTTCGTTATGTCCCTCAATCTCAATACCGCCAGTAAAGAAGCTTGTGTTTGTCAAGTAAGTCATTGTTTTTACTACCTTTTTTTCAGTTTGACAGGCACACCATTGCGCCAGTCCCTAAACCTAGCACGCAATCATTGCAGATTGCAAGCCATATAAAGCACAATTGTACTGTTTTTTTTCATCTCACAATGTAGACGTTTTATAGGCTGGAAATATTGAGCCGGAAAAAATAAAAATTGCGCTGCGGTACATTAGGTAAGCATTGCTTACATTTTATCAATCCGCCAAAAAGTATCACATGGTACAAACACAAACACGAACAATTATACGGGTTAAACCCCGGCCCCGAACCCGACCCGAAAACCCGACACAAAAAAAGGGCCGGAACCCGAAGCCCCGACCCGATTAACCCGAACAATTCACTACATCCATGCTGAATCCTGATCCTCCCCGATGTATGTTGTGTAATCCCGAGCGTTGTATAGTTCCGATTCATCCAGCCCGAAGTCCCGATACCCGTCAAGAATTGTCTTGAAGTATAACGGATTCGGATCATGATACCCGCTGCTGTTCATACGGTAGGTCATCATCCCGTTGATCATTACCTGACGATAAAGCCCATGACTCACGCCCTCGTATCTGTCGAGAGCAATCTCGTCCTCTGGCCCAATCTCCCATATACCGACAGGTAGCAAGTCTTCAGGCTCCCCAATCTCAATGTCAGCAACACCCCGGAAGACCAAACGCCAGCCCGGAAAATAAGCAGACCCCAACGGCGTGGCCGTTGGAGTTCTGTGCGCCATTTGGGTCACGTTCAAATTCGACCCATAGGCAAAATATAGCCGCTTCATCCTTACCTCCATTCGCTCACGACTTCCTCACCCACAATATAAGCGTACATATTCACTAGCTTTTCTGGGTCAGACAGGTCTGTTGTTACTTCGCCAAAGTTGTCTTCTTCGTAAGTCTTGATGGCGTCAATGATGTCAAAGACTTTATCACCAAGCCACTCTTTGGCTTTGTGTGTTCCAATGATGTAGTAGTCCATGTTGAAGGCGTGATGGTGCCAGTCGTCTTTGTTAGCCTGTAGCCACTCAGCGTCTTGCTCTTCCATCCACTCAACAAAATGCTCTTTGATCTCTTGGTACTTGTACATTGTCTTTACCTCTTCTTGTTTCGATAGATATATAAATAGCAATCATTGCGAACAGTGTCAACAATAAAAAGCACAAAAAAATCTTTTTTTTTCAGCCGTGTTGCGGACTCCGGCGCTCGGAAGTAATACGAACAATTGTACTGGTTATGGCCTGCGGACAAAAAAATACCCGGCTTCCGCCGGGTGAGTCTCAGTTATTTGTTCTGGTTAGATTCGCTTCCATCTCATCCAGACTCCCGTAGCCATCATTACGACTCCGATCATCAGCAGCCCGATGTGAATCCAGAAGGCTTGAAAGCTGTGAGGCATTGGCTCTAGCCCCGACATCAACAACACGAGGACGAAGCCGAGTCCGATCACTAAATCTCCCTTAGTCATTTCTACGCCTCCACTTAATGCGCTTGATGATTGTGCGAATGTTGTCCGTATTCGTAAGTCTCTTGTTGGCATACTTGCCAATAATTGCGTCTACACTCATGCCTTTTACAATATCTTGTTCGATTCTTTTTTCCATTGTTTTTACCTTTCTTTGTTTAACTTACCTATTATATATAGCAATCATTGCCAGGTGAGTCAACAAGAAAATAATATTTTTTTTCATCATATAGATTGTCCTCGACTGCCTCCTCCTGTTTTTCCAACGCCGAGATTACCGCTACTGTCTACCCGTGCAAGGAACAATTGTACTGGTTTTACCACTGGCAGCAGTAACACCGCTGTTGGGAATACAACTGGTAACAGTAACACTGCTGTTGGCAAAAGCATTGGCAGGCAACACCACTGGTGCATAAAACACTGCTGTTGGACCCGAACAATTGTACTGTGTCTTCCCGATCCCGAACAAAAAACCCCGGCAGCACGGGTGCCACCGGGGAGGTCTTGGGAGGAATCAACCAATCATGGCCCGATCCCGAAGGCCGAGTCAAGCCCGAACCCGAAGCCCGAAGCCCGAAGACCATCCCGAACCCGAACAATTCTACTGGAACCAGCAGGCTCCGCCCCGTCCCCCCGCCCAAGGCAAACGAGAACAATTAGTCGATTCTCAATTATCCGCTACTATATCTTGTGGCTCATGCTCTATCGCTTCCATATCTGGTGTTACGTTACGCATACGACCCTCTGCGAGTCTCCTGAAGTCCTCTAGTTTCTTCGCTATTTCCTCTTTTGTAGACGCAGTTATTTCCTCTTTGATAACATGCTGCTTGTTGATCAGTAGTCCCGCAGCTTTCAGGCGCAACTCTTCAGCCCGAATTGCTTCGCTGAACTTACCCATCTCCCACGCTTGGTCCCGAATCTTTTTTAAGTCCCGAATAGACTTGTCCACTGTGACTCCGAACCTTGCTTGGGCCTCCAATCTCATCTCTTGCAAGCGGTCTTGTACCACTGGATTACGCAATAGCCTGACAGCTTGCACTGTCGGGTTTTTGTACTTCGCCCTTCGCGCTGCTTCTGTCTGCGTCATATCCTTGTGCAGATAGTAATCAAGAAATTCCTGTTGTTGTGGTTTCAAACGCCTTAGACCAGCTTCGCGCTGTTCCTTTGGTAAGTCCTCTCCGACCTTTGGCATGCTGCCCTCCTAGAAGCTTATATGGAATACGTTGCTGTGTTCATCATCTGGATAATACATATTGCCTTTC